TGATCTCATCGAATATTTAATTGAGTTGCGTAGAACAAAACTTGAAGAGTTAGAAGAGTCTGGACAGACAATTCAAACTCACAAGTTGCAAGGCTATGCTCTTGCTCTACGAGACTTAATTAAATTAACTAAGTAGTATTTTTTTAACCAACCGAGAATACCTTTGCGTAGGCAATTGGAAAACCTGAAAAGGCTCCTATGCACGAAGGAAGGCTCACGGAGATTATAATGCCTAGAAAAAATAAAGCAGTTCTACAAGCTGAGAAAATTGCAAACCAACTTCACAGCGAGTTGTATGGGAATACTTCAGAAGAAGCTCCTAAGAAACCAGAAGTAAAAAGAGAAATGGTTACAAATACTGTAGCCCCACCTTCTGAAACGGAAACACAGCAACAAGCAGTTGAACAACCTGAAGTTGCACAGGCACAGCCTGAGCAAGTTGAAGAGAGTCCAGCACCTGTTGCAGAACCAAACTTTGAACAGAAGTACAAAGTGTTAGAAGGTAAGTACAATGCTGAAGTGCCACGGATGGCACAAGAAAATAGAAGTTTAAAAGAAGAATTAGAGTCTTTGCGTTCTGAAGTTACAAATTTAAAAACTTTGGCAACTCAGCCTAAAGAAGAAGTCAAGCCTTTAGTTAGCCAAGAAGATCGTGACCAGTTTGGAGATGATCTTATTGAAGTAATGAAAAAAGCTTCCAGAGAGGTTATGTCAGAGAGTTTAGGTAGTAACACAGAAGTAGACACTTTAAAACAAGAGTTAAACACTATTAAAAAACAGCAAAGTAATTCTCAAGAACTTACATTTTATAACGAGTTAAATACATTGTTTCCTAGTTGGCGACAAGGCAACGAAGATGCTGGGTTTTTAACTTGGTTAAATGAAGTAGACAAATACTCTGGTCAAACAAGACAACAATTGTTAAGTCAGGCAGAAA